ACCTGTAGCAAGAGTCAACTATGGTATTGGTGGAAAACCTGAAAGAACACTATTGGGAAGAAATGTAGTCCTTTGTGGTGACTATATAGATAGCTACAGCGCTACTCTTACAGCAGGAAAAATCTTTGCATTCCTATTCAAGTTTGACGACTATGCATTAAACACTATCTATGACATGGGCGTTCAAAGAAAGCAAGATTGGGATACTGAGGATATGCTGACTAAGGCGGTTATGAGTCTAGACGGTAAAGTTATCGACAAAAACTCTCTAGTGGTATTAAAGAAAAAAGCAGCGTAGGAGGTAGGAAATGACACTCCTTGATAAAGTAAAGCCTAGACTTGGAGTGTTCTACTCTGAGGCTAATAAAGACTTAGAAATTCAATCAATGATAGATGGTTCTTTAGAGTATTTTAAAGGAGCAG